GCAGACTCGCTCTCCCCGATTCAGACAAATCAGTCTAAATCGGTGCGAAACGGACATACAATAGTCCGCGTTGATCCGGACTCACCGTTTTCGGTGGCAAGTGAAAAGGGGGCTAGTTAGAAATGGCAGTTCGTAAGGGCAGTACGAAGCCACGCCTAAGCAACGCCCCTATAAAGGGACGCTCTCGGATAGATGAAGTGCTCCCCTGGTTAGATTCGATAAACCAAAAATTGTTACCCTGGCAAGAGCACGTATTAACCGACATGTTGAAGGTTGACAAGGATGGAAAGTTTATTCGTAAGACGAATCTGTTACTGGTTAGTAGGCAGGCGGGCAAAACTCACTTAGCACGCATCCGAATACTTGCCGGCTTGTATTTGTTTGGCGAAAAGTCTATAGTCGCTATGTCCTCAAATAGGTCGATGGCTTTGGACACCTTTCGCAAGGTCGCAGATCTGATCGAGGATACTCCACTGCTTCGGACGCAGTTGAAGCAGATCCGTGTGGCTAATGGTCAGGAATCGATCGAGTTACTTAACGGTGCTCGTTACGAGATCGTCGCGGCGACAAGAGATGGGTCACGTGGTAAGACGGCGGATCTGCTGTTCGTAGATGAAGTACGTGAAATTAGTGAAGAGGCGTGGACTGCTGCACGTCCAATAACCAGAGCACGACCTAACAGTCAGATCTTCATGGCTAGTAACGCCGGCGATGCGTTTAGCACGGTGCTTAACGATTTACGCACTCGCGCGCTTAGTTACCCGCCAAAATCATTCGGCTACTGGGAGTATTCGGCGCCAGATTTCGCCAGCATCCACGATAAAGATGGCTGGTATCAAGCCAACCCCGCTTTAGGCTATTTAGTAGACGAAGCAACAATCGCAGAATCTATTGCGACTTCCAGCGTCGAAGCAAGCAGAACAGAAACGTTATGTCAATGGGTTAGCGCGCTTAAATCGCCGTTTCCTTACCGCGCGTTTGAGGATCTTACGGTGCAGGATCTACAGATTATGCCTGGACGAACAACCATATTCGCAGTAGATATATCCGTAACCAAAAAAGACGCTAGCCTAGTAGCAGGTCAGTTAATGGAAGATGGCAAGATAGCCGTAGGCGTCATAGCCCAATTCCACAGCGATACTGGCGTGGATGAGTTAAAAATAGCGGTCGAAGTTCAGGACTGGGCTAAAAAATACCGTCCGCGCCTAATCTGCTATGACAAATACACGACCGCCTCAGTTGCCGAACGCCTGGGCATGTCGGGTAACAAAATGCAGGACATGTCCGGTTTAGTGTTTTATCAGGCGTGTTCGGATCTTCTCGATAGCATAGTGAACCAAAGGCTTATTCATAATGGGCAACAGTCTTTAGTCGACTCTATAAACAGTTGTGCTGCAAAAGAGACAGATCACGGTTGGCGCATTGTCCGGCGTAAATCTGCCGGCGACGTAACCGCCGCAATCGCCCTGGCTATGATTATTTACCAGTTAAACAAACCACAAACGAAACCTGCAATCATAGCGGTTTAATTGTCCGTTTTGTCGGACTTGTGTGCTATCCTATATCCCAATGGGTCTATTTGATCGTTTCCGTCCGTCCAAAATTGAAGCGCAAGCCGCGCCTCAGTTAATGACTGACTCTTTCAATTATTATCTTCCAATTGCGTTAACGGCTGTAGCACGTGACGAAGCCATGACTGTCCCTAGCGTGGCAAGATGCAGGAATTTACTAGCCGGAACAATCGGCAGTTTTCCGATGGAGTTATATCGAAAGTCAACTGGCGAAAAACTAGGAAAGCCTCTTTGGTTAGAGCAGCCTTCAATTCACCAACCACGCAGCGTGACAATTGCATGGACTGTTGACTCACTATTATTTTATGGCGTTGCATATTGGCGCATTACTGAAACTTATTTAGATGATGGTCGTGCGTCGCGTTTTGAGTGGATAGCACCAGGTCGCGTTTCATTTGATGCAGATCCAACAAGTCAATATATCCGTCGTTATTATGTAGATGGCATTGAAGCACCAATGTCTGGTTTAGGATCTCTTGTTACATTCCAGGGACTTGATGAAGGTGTATTACAACGCGGTGCGCGTACTTTAAGATCTGCAATAGATTTAGAAACTGCATCACGCGTCGCAACTGCAACACCTATGCCCTCTGGTGTTATTAAAAACACTGGCGCAGATATGTCACCAGAAGAGGTACAGTCATTACTTGCGTCATGGAAATCTGCACGTGAGCGCAGATCCACTGCATATTTAACCAGCACACTTGAATACCAGCCAACAGCATTTTCACCCCGCGACATGATGTTTGTAGACGCGACACAAGAAATGGCTACACAGGTCGCCAGAATGATGAACGTACCGGCGTATTATATAAGCGCGGATCAAAATACCAGCATGACTTATGCGAACGTGCAAGATGAGCGTCGCCAGTTTGTATCGCTTTCCCTTGCGCCATACGTTCACGCCATTCAAGATCGTTTATCTATGGACGACATTACGGCGCGAGGGAACATTGTTAAATTTGACGTCGAGGATGCTTTCCTTGCAGTTAACGCTATGGAGCGCTTGATGGTCATTGAAAAGATGCTTGCACTTGGTTTAATTACCGTAGAACAGGCTATGGAAATGGAAAACCTATCACCGAACGGAAACACAGATGCACCTAACGTTCTCTAGCGACATAGAGTGCTCAATTAGTGAGCGCACTATCTCAGGCAAGATTGTCCCATTTGAAAACGAAGTAGGATTTACCAGCGCTGGCAAGGTTGTATTCGCTAAAGGATCTATCAGTATCCCAGATGCACCGAAGCCAAAACTATTATTAGAGCACGACCCAAAAAAGCCAATCGGTCGCCTAGTTTCATTTAGTGAGAAAGAAGATGGCATTTACGCCACATTTAAAGTCTCAAATACCACACGTGGTAATGATGCACTTATTGAGGCAAGTGAACAATTACGTTCTGGCTTGTCTGTAGGTGTGGAAGTAGAAGATGGCAAGCGTGATGGCGATGTTTATCGCGTGCTTGCATCAAAAATGGTAGAAACAAGTCTTGTTCAGGCTGCCGCATTTAAGAGTGCAGAAGTCCTGAGCGTCGCCGCTTCTGAGGATGAAGAGGCAGAACAAACAACCAAAAACGAAAGCGAGGCAGTCGTGGAGAATACTCCAGACACCGCAACCGTTGAGCCTGTGGTCGAAACCCCTGCGGTAGAGGCTGCTCGCCCAACTGTTGCTGCACCAATTTATGCAAAGCCACGCCTAGAGTTTACAAAGGCTAAGTACCTTGAAAACACTCTACGCGCGAAGTTCCTCGGTGATGAGGATGCTGCTATGTACGTACGTGCAGCAGACAACGAAACCACAACCGCACCAGGTATGGTTCCAACACGTCAACTAACCGAAGTAGTCAACCCACTTTCAAACGCTGATCGTCCATTTATCGACAGCATTTCACGTGGCACACTTCCAGACGCAGGAATGACATTTGAAATTCCTAAGATTACTGCTGTACCAACAGTAGATCAGATTGACGAAAACCAGGCAATTGCCGATACACAACTTACTGCTTCCTATATCTCAGTAGCAGTAAAGCCATTCAAGGGTCGCGCAATTACAACTGTTGAACTTATCGACCGTTCTTCACCTGCGTTCTTCGATGAACTCGTACGCCAGATGGAGTTTGCGTATGCTAAGGAAACCGATTACTACGTCACCACTGAGGTAGCAAACAACGGTGTTCTCAATGCAACTGCTTCCGCAGAAGATAAGGATGGCTTGCTTGCTTACGTTTCAAACGCAGCAGCAGCAATCTACAAGGGAACTCTAGGCTTTGCGCGTAACATTGTTGTTTCACCTGAAGCATGGGCAAAGATCATGTCGTACTCAGATAACGGACGACCAATTTATATCGCGTCGAACCCTTCAAACAACGCCGGCGTACTTGCGCCAGATGTTGTCACAGGAACGGTTGCAGGTTTACAACTACGCGTATCTCGCCTAATTAGCGGAACCGGCGGAACCGGACTTGGCGATTACTCAATGTGTATCGTCAACCCAGATTCCTACACATGGTATGAGTCCCCACGCTTCCAGTTGAGAACCAACGTCAATTCCGATGGAACCATTGACTTGCTTTATTATGGCTTCGGAGCGCTTGCCACAAAGGTAGCGTCCGGTGCTAACTGGTTTAACAAGTCCTGATCTAACTAAATAGATCGTTAAAGTTACCCTGGCGCTTCTGCCCTGAGCGCCAGGGCTAACATTAGAAAGGAAAAAAATGCCGGCTACTTACGTCACCGAAGCAGAATTGCGCAGCGCACTAGGAATAGGTGCTCTGTATTCTTCGGCTGTTGTCGAAGAGGTATGCCAGGCAGCAGAAAACATAGTTAAATCAAAATTATGGTTTAACGAACAATCAGTGTATGCAATAGAGGCGACCGGAACAACCG